ACTGAATGGATGGGAGTTCGTATCTTGCCCTTCGAGCACTTCAGAGAACATGATGTACACGTCCCCGTTCGATTTCTCAGATAGATCCATTGCCTGTATGTATCGCGCTTTATTGAACGAGGCATTGATATTCATCCTGCAGATAAGTTCAATATATGCGTCATCAAACAATGGTTTTTTCGTAGCACCCGGGACCTGCTCAAAAGAGAACTGTTGCTGGATATTCGATATGATCTGCTTCTCCGTCCAGCCATTCTCAATACCAAGAACAAGTTCCTGTTTGATCATGATCTTGTAGGCATCAGATAATTTACCGGCCTCCATGAACGCCTTTGAGTTGAGCCAATCCAGATATTCATCCGGAAGGATCTCGCTCGAGTCCTGGAACTCCTTGTTCGGCTGTTCTTTCTTCCAGGTTGACAGCCCGTATTTATACATATTCACGAATTCATTCTTGAACGCGATCTTGAGGTCCCCAATATATTTGAGCTGGAACTTATCGATATCAGAGAACTTCTTTTTAGGCACAATGCTTTTATTCTGGATATCATCGATCGCCTTGACGGCTATCCTGTCGATGATGGACTCTATTTCGACCGCAAGTTTCTGCTCATCAACGGACACCTTTTTATCTATAGCGGTGAAGTCAACACGCTCCATGTTTTTCGTAACAGGATATTTTTCAGACGACATGAATTTGACCATTTTCTTTTTTTTGTCATCACCCTCATCCGGGTCGCCATCGACCGCGCTTGCCGGCGGAATATCTTTCCCGTCATCCGGAGTATCATCCTGTCCTGCTGGAGGCTGTTCTGTGACCGCGATCAGAGTACTTTTCGATGTACGCTCTGGCATTTCAAAGTCATTGCGGATCTTCGCCTCATCCTCCTCTGTCGGCCGGACGACTTTCGCAGTAACCAGCTTCGACCAGGAGTCATATATCGCATTTTTGTTTTTCTCAGTTAAAGGATTGAATTTGAACTGAGGATATTGATCTTGCTCGCCAAAATTGTAATAGCACAGGCGCTTTATGATCTGTTCATTGATGATGCTTTCCTCTATGGCCCGACGGATCGCTTCAACACTCCACATGAACACGTCAAATTGTGTCTGTGCCTTGGCATTACTACCCTGCTCTGTCCGGTTATACCCAAGCTGATTTGGCATCAGGATAGATTTGCTTATCGCTTCATCACAGGCCTCCAGTCGCCGCCGGTATGCGGACCCGTCTCCCGTAGCCTTTATCAGTTCGATCTTAACGTTTTGAGGAATAGTGGCAACGGACAGACTCCGTAACTCGCGTAACCGTTTCATCAGTTCTTTGCGATGCGCTTCATCAAGTCCCTCAAAATACGCAATGACAGATGGTGCAGCAAATTTTTCCAGATACATTGCTTCACTTTTCACCAGTTGCTCTTTAATGAACCAGTCCCGATATGCTGCGGACAGATCCGATTGCCCATAGAGATTATCGAATTCTTTTTGATATGTGTAGATAATGAACTTGCTCGGGTCCAGCGGCTTTTTGCCATTGCCCTGCCACTGCTCAAGGCTCCCTGTGACCATATTGCCGAATTTATCCGGACGGAATTCAAAATTATGCGGAGCCCGGACCTTGATAGTCTCCAGGTAAACATATGGTGCTTCATAGACCCAGTTCTCTTCAGCGACAACATACCCATATTTCAAGAAAGACAACATCTCGCCAAGGAGGTCATCAAAACTACCGGTCATCCAGTCCGTGAACGATTTCTTTACGAACGCCGCCATCTTTTCCGTCTTGGGTGAAGGAGAGTGTATAGACCATCCGGTGGCAAGAATCGCAAATTTTTTGGTATTGAGTGAAGCTTTGACCTGCTCGTCCCGGCTCATCTTATCGAATATCCCAAGTCCTTTGCGTGCAACGATATCATCCGGGTTGTACCCGTTCATTATGTCGAGTGCTTCTGGATAATATGATCCGTCGATAGTGGATGTTTCACCCGTTTGGGGTGGCTTATTAGGTTGGTTTAGTGTGGTCAATTGCTTGCTCCATGAGAGTCATGCTTCTGTATTTGGGGAAATTCCGCACAATAAAGATATTCAAATGTCGTACTTGCTGCTGATGTCATCCTCCGACTCAATATCTGTTGCTGATGTTTGCGATTGGCCCATGATACGCATAAGCGCCTGCGTCATAGCATCCACTTGATCTTTATACGCACCGTTCGGGAACGCCGCGCATTCATCAATAAAATCATCTGTCCATCCGCAGATGGAAGGATGGGGAACCCATACGTTGCCAGCTTCGACCAGGGGTGATACAGCTTCGGCCCGGGCCTCCTTACTTCCTTGAGGCGGGACAGGAATGATGCCGGATATCTTTTTTTGCATGACCTCTATGACCGCCGGACCGTTCGCAGCCTCTTCTATAAGTTTGACTGTTGCTTTCGGCCAGTGCTTAGACATGGAATCTACGGCCTTGATCGTACCGATAAGTCCTGACCGGTCCCGGAACAGGCTCACGAGATAACAATCGGCACCTTTTACTCCCCACACCTGCCCGCACACGTATGCACCGGTCGTTGTTTTCTTGAATTTTGTATCCCATGACTGCAGCATGAAGTCGAACTCGGCCGGCAATTGAACGGCATCCGGCTCAGTGCCGCCATAGTACCGAAACCATTTCTTCTTGAACGTTCCCCCTTCTTTTGGACTCGGCCGCTGCTGGTATTGCCCAGCAAAATTGTATGACCCAAGTGCGCGCTTCATGTTCATGACCGCGGTTTCATCCTCACGTTCCGGCCAGAGCAGATCCCCTTCTTTACGCTGAACAACCCGTTTCGATACCGGGAATACTATCTTTTCGTCCTTTTCAGCGATTGCTGGGAGGCTCAATATCGTCCAGCCGCCTTTCTTTAGGAGGTGTCCGGTCAAATCCATCTCGTTCAGACGCTGCATGACAACAACGATCGCCCCATTGACCTTATCATCAAGCCTGGTCGTGAATGTCTGGTCGAACTCACGTATCACGTTTGCGCGCTCAACATCGGAATGCGCCTCTTTCGGGTTCATAGGGTCATCAATGATTATTTTATTGCCCCCGCGGCCGGTCGCAGATCCCCCGAACGATGTAGCAAGCATATACCCTTCATGGTTGTTCTTATACTCCATGACCTTATTCAGGTCATCGGCAAAACAGAATAGATCTGAGAATCGCTCGAGGAACCACGAACTAAGCATGATGGTCCGCCGATCGATCGAATGTTTTGAGCTAAGGCTCTGCGCGTAGGAAGCGGTCAGGAACCGGTCAGTAGCCTTCTGGAGCCAGGACCATACTGGCCACATGACCGTGACAATGAGGCTCTTCATGTATCGCGGCGGAATGTTTATGATGAGCCTGGTGATCTTGCCCTGGGTTACCAGCATGAGATATTCGCAGACCAGATCGATATGCCAATTATGAATGTATTCTGTCCCGGGCTCGATGATATGCCAAGCGCTCCGAACAAAATCGACGAGCATCATTCTGCAGATGGTTCGATCTATGGATATATCGATCTCTGAGGTCATGTTTTATTTTCCCATATTAAAAAATACAGGGCTGCTTATTAACAGCCCTGCACATCTTCCGCATAAAATAGCACCCTAACTTATTAAGCGATCAGAATTAGCCTTAATATATTCGATAGCTGCCTCAAGCGTATCAAAGTAGCACTTCTCGGAGAAGATCCACCTGGATTTCTCGGTTCTATCCTGATCAAGGAATCGCTCCTCCGGCATCACAGAAAATTGGTTCCCCTCTTTTTTAAGCGCCAATGTAATAATAAGCGTCTTGTCCATTATTTATCACCTCCCCTGTATTTTTTATCGAAATTCCATACTGTGAAATCAAATAGCATTGTGTTTGCAGAAGGGAGCTCAAAATATTCATCGATATGGTCACGTATCATCTTCATTCTGAAGTTATGCACCAGGCAAGACCTTACCATCAAGACAATATTTAAAACTGTGATCACATTTAAAAAGCTTGAGAACATATCCATGGCTATCTCCTTGCTTTATGCCGGCTTCTTTCCGTACTTCAGCACATGCAGTTCCTCATACGACAGGTTGTTCAGATTGATCACCTTCTGCGTTCCGGATACTTCCATCTTCTGCGTCAGCGCCTTATTTGATTGCCGCGGGAACGCCAGCTTCACCCATGTCTCCGGAGCCTTCTGCATTAGAATACTCATCGCAAGCGGAAGTTTCGCGCGCTCCTTATTCGTAACACTTTCCCAGAATATGTCCCAATAATCCGTTTTTTTCCGTGTCTCTGTCGGATAATCAAGGTTCATATTATGCTTCTCACAAAAATTCTTGTCGAAGAAGGCCTTGTACCCGTTTTCAGTTTTCCAGGTTTCGGCGATCGTATTCATCTTTTCATCCTCTACTTTTGAGAGGAGTTGGTACTGAGAGAACTCTGCCAGGAGCCTCATGAGTTTTGCGCTCTCATCTTTCTTTTTGCGGCCACGCTTTCTTTTCTCAGCCATTGCCTATCAGCGCCTCCTTTATCAAACCATTGCCAAATCCAAGCATATATTCGCTTGTAGGATATTCCTTACCAATAAATTGACCGTGTTCATAAAGATACTTTATCCGTTCAATAAAGCATTTAAGCGAGCATACATGCTCATATTCGAAACTCTCCACACTATCATTGAGCCACTCCTGGTGATGATAGGTTAACCTATTCATCTCTTCCTTGGTTTCTTTCCCGCAGTGATCGCATTTATACCCAACTATGACCTCTCTGGGTGCCTGCAATATTTGTTTTTTGATCGTACTCATACTGATTATCCTTTACAAAATAAATTCAGGCCCCCATCATTCACCCCTTTCTTTTCTTTTCTTTTCTTTGTTCATCATTCTCAACCTCTTCCTTATTTTTCTCCCAATTTGCCTGGCAAATTTTTCAGGTATTACCATTATGCGTGGGTCGAAGTCGACAACAACCTGTTGCATATTTTCGGCAGCCTCCCTTAATTCAGCCTTCAACTCGTTCTTTACCGCCGCGTTCCATTCTACTTTCAGGTCTTCCCCATGCCTTGGACAGGTCACCTTATGAGGAACGGATACAGATACTATCGTCTGAGGATTAAAGCTCTCTTGTGCTCCGCACGAACACTGCCATCCGGCCATTCGAACCCTCCTTCAATAATCCGAGAAGAACGAGCCCGCCGAAATACAGGCCCCTTCGAGATCCGTACTTCCCATCGCCTTCCGGATCTTGTAATACTGCTGCCGGTTGCCCCCGATCACCTTCGGGATGTCTATCTCCCGCATCCCGGCGTTACGGAGCCAATAATATGTTTCTGTTCTTTCGTCGCTCATACCTTTATCCTTTTCTTTATCGGCCTGTGTGCCCAGCAAAAGTGATTTTTCTTGATAATGACCTTCCAAACCGTGCATCGATCGAGACGCGCCCTGAACCTGCAGGTCCTGCACCGGCTCCGGCTATGCTTGATGATCTTGCACATCCCGGACATGAACAGTGTCCTGGCTTCCTTGGTCGTGATCTTGGCTGCCACCGAGATGTCCTTGAACTTGAACCCGAATATCTTGCCCACGATCATCGCCCGTTCGATCTCATTGAGTCCAAGGAACTCCCCGGCATATGAATTCGACCATGTTTGTGCCCAGACAGCCGACAAGAGTTTACCGCGGTAATCATTTACTCCCTCTTCCCCGGGCAAGAACACCTTCTGATTGTGCTGCACATGAGGGTTGTATATATTGTCCCGCTCATATATGGGCAACTTGAGCCCTTTTGAATAATCATTCTCGAATTGTGCAGACCTTTTCACCTGACTCCAGGTCATCTTCTTTAGTTGATCATCAAGATCTTTTTTTACCTTACCAAGGCGAGATGCCATCCTATTACCCCCAATCCCAAAGAAGTCATGAGCCACCAGTATCCGATATTGTAAAACTTTGGCATCCTTTTCTGTCTATTCCCCATATATGCAGCCAGCATCAGTAAAATTGTGATGATGATCTGCGTTACTGGAACCAATAATAAAATATTCATACTCGTAAATACGCCGCCTTTGCTGTTTCCATGAATTTTTTAATATCCTTCTGATATGACGCATACGTAAGATTAGGCGCAAGATCATATATGTCATACCCAAGAGTCTCCATGGCTATATAATCTGTTTCCCCGCTTGCATGGCATTCTCCAAGAAATGAAAAATAATCTCCACAGCCGGTCCCGATCACCTTGATCGGAGCGCCTTGTATGACCGCCATCCGGTGCATTTCGTACGCTCTGAATACCGTGAAACTCGCGATCCCGTATACGATCGGACGCAGACCGGACAATGCCATGGCCGTTGCGATCGCGATCGTGGCCTGTTCCGTTATCCCTGTATTGAAGACCTTGTCCGGATGTTTCTTCTTAAGCCCGTCTATCGCCGCGAACCCGCAGTCAAGCACGAGCAGGTACAGACGGGGATCTGCATCAAAAAACGGTATCAGGTCATCAATAATTCTTGTTCGCCAGCTCATTGCTACTCCTGTTTTGCAGGGATCGGTTCCGGATCTCCCGCGGGCGTATCCCCACTTTTCTGATCGGAACTACGAACAGCCATTGGCGGAAGGCCCCCCACGCCAACGTCGGTATCTTTTTTTATCTCTTCCATTTTTTTTGTGAATTCAGCATGATCATAGACCACAACGCGGCACTTCCTCGCATCCGCATTCGGCCGGCATACGCTTATTTTCAGTATTGTGCTTGCCTGGTCCGCACTGTCTTTAATGACCGTAACGTATCCGTCCAGTGCTATTGGAATGAATGGTTCCCCTGTATTTTCTTTTCTCTTGGCCTCAATTATTGGAAGCATCTATTTCTCCTCCTTCTGCCGGCACACGAT